AAGGCTTTGTACAACGTGAAGTCGGGATTTTTGATAAAAACAATAATCTGGTGATGATTGGTAACCTTCCTGAAGTCATTAAACCTATGGCTTCAGATGGGGCATTCACTGACACGGTTTATCGAGTCCCTTTTATTGTTAGTAATACTTCAGCCGTTGAACTTAAAATCAATCCTAATACGGCAATTGCTACGCAAAGCTGGATCATCAATACATTAACACCAGCTTATTTTTTCCCTGGTGGAACGACGAGCCAAGTGCTCAAGAAAAAAAGCAATAGTGACGGTGATATTGAATGGGGTGATGCAGGCTCAGCTGAAGTATTTGTCGATACCATTCAGGAAGAACAAGATCTTGTTGCCGATCAGACAATTGTAGATCTAAATACAGTGACCACCACAGGCATAGCTGTCTACATTAACGGTTTACGGATCACTCAAAAAGCAGGCGTAGATGGCTTTACTGTTAACTCACCGACCAGAATTACATTAGGTAAATCCTATGGTTCAGCCAAAATCCTGATTGTTCAAAATGAGCCACAAGGAGCAGCTCCTTATCCATTGGCCAAGGCTTTAAACCTCTCTGATGTAGAAAATAAAACACAGGCCAGAAAGAATTTAAATGTCTTTAGTAAAGAGGAAAGCAAAGCAAATGGCGTTCCTCCTGGTGCGATTGTTTGTTTTGCTATGAATAAAGCCCCAACAGGTTATTTGAAAGCAAATGGAGCCGCAATTTCACGTACTGTTTACGCTGATCTATTTGCCGAAATTGGTACCAGTTATGGCGCGGGTGATGGGGTAAATACGTTCAATGTGCCAGATGCACGAGCTGAATTTATCCGTGCATTAGATGATGGCCGTGGAATTGATATTGGTCGTGTCATTGGTAGTAAACAAACTCAACAGGTTTTAAAGCATAAACATCTGAGTTTTGGTGAAGCCACAACTGGCTGGATTTTCGGTAATTCAACTGAAAAAGGTCATATGGGTACCAATGGTGGATTGGATTATGACAATTATCTTTATTTCACTAATGATGGTACCGAATACAAAGGGGAAGATCCGAACCCAGCTGGAGTAGTCGGTAATGAAAACCGTCCACGGAATATTGCTTTTTTAGCTTGTATTAAATACTAGGTGAAATTATGACTGGGAAAATTGTTTATCAAACTGATAATGCAGGTTTATTCGTTGGGGAAACTTGGGCTGATTTATCTCCTGAAGAAAAGGATGTTTACCACATTCCGAAAGGGTGTGTAGAAGTACCTCCCCCCAATGAATGGAATGATGACTTTTGGCCACGTTGGGATGGTGCAGAATGGATATTAATCCCTAAACCTAAAGTTCAGGTGCCATTAACTGCAGAGCAAAAGTTAGCAGAGTTTTTGCAGAGTAATCCCGATGTTTTAAAGCTGATAGAAAAAGATCCAATCTTGTAGAAACCATTTTCACAGACCAAGAAACTTACACTTTTGATTTAGTCATGCAAGCCTGTTTGTTGAATTAAAACCTCAATTAACAGGCTTTTTTATGGCTATAGATCAATACCACCACGGGATCCGTGTCCTTGAACTCAATGATGGGATTCGGCCAATCCGAACCATTGCAACAGCAATTCCAGGCTTTGTTGCAACTGCAGATGATGCAGATCCACTCGTGTTTCCAGAAAACCAAGCAGTATTAATTACAAATATACAAGCTGCAGTAGCTAAAGCCGGGAAAAACGGAACATTAGCAAAAGCACTTCAAAATATGGCCAACCAAACCAACGCTATTTGTGTCGTGGTCCGTGTACCTACTGCAGTTGATGAAGCAGCTCAAACTGCAAACGTCGTTGGAACCGTAACTGCTGAAGGAAAATATACCGGCCTTAAAGCCCTTCTCGTTGCCAAATCTAAATTAGGTGTTCAGCCACGTATTTTAGGTGCACCAGGGCTTGATACTCAGGCTGTGGCCACTGAGTTAGTTGTTATTGCTAAGAAGTTGCGTGCTATGGCTTATGCGTATGCATGGGGCTGTAAAACCAAAGAAGAAGCAGTTGCATATCGTGAAGCCTTTGCTGCACGTGAACTTATGATCATTTGGCCAAATTTTGTAGCATTTAATACCACAACTGCTCAAACAGAAACCGTACCAGCTGTTGCTGTCGCTATGGGATTACGCGCAAAAATTGATAACGAAATCGGCTGGCATAAAACCCTTTCAAACGTTGCAGTATCAGGTGTTACTGGCATTGATGCTGATGTGACTTGGGACCTGCAAGACCCAGCAACTGATGCTGGCTATCTCAACAGCAATGAAGTTACAACCCTCATTCAACATGAAGGCTTTCGTTTCTGGGGATCTCGTACTTGTTCAGACGATCCTTTATTTGCTTTTGAAAACTATACGCGTACTGCTCAAGTGTTGGCCGACACCATGGCTGAAGCACATATGTGGGCAAACGATTTACCACTTCATGGTTCATTGGCCACAGACATTATCGAAGGTCAAAAAGCCAAGCTTCGTGAACTAACGCGTAATAAATACCTCATTGGTGGTGATGCCTGGTTCGATCCTGAAGCAAATACTCCAGATACGTTGAAGGTAGGTAAATTGGCCACTGATTACGATTACACCCCTGTCCCACCGTTAGAAGATTTGACATTCCGTCAGCGGATCACTGATCGCTATCTCGCTAACTTTGCTGCATCTGTAAAAGCTTAAGGAGCATAACGCATGGCTTTACCTCCAAAACTCAAAAATATGAACTTCTTTAATGAAGGGAATAGCTATTTGGGCAAAGTTAAGACTGTGACTTTACCCAAGTTAGCACGTAAAACAGAAGGCTACCGTGGCGGTGGTATGAACGGGACTGTAAAAGTCGATTTAGGCATGTCCGATGATGGCTTAGTACTTGAATCAACTATGGGTGGTTTAGATCTTTTGACACTCCGTCAATTTGGTATGGAAAAAATTGACGGTGTTTATCTCCGTTTTGCTGGGGCATACCAGCGCGATGACGATGGCGAATATGATGCCGTAGAAGTTGTTGTTAAAGGCCGTCATGAAGAAATTGATGGTGGTGAATCAACACCTGGCGAAGACACAGAACATAAAGTCGTGACCAACTGTGTTTACTACAAGCTGACAGTGAATGGTGTCGTTGAAGCCGAAATTGACATTCTTGGCATGAAAGAAGTGATCGGTGGCGTAGATCGTCTTGAAAAACAACGCAACATCTTAGGCATTATTTAAGTTTCCTTCCCTTCTGTAGTCCAGTACTGCAGAAGGTTTTTTTATAACTTTTAGGATATTTCCAAATGAATCAAATTGATCAAGCGATTAACCAAGAACAAATCAAAAACCCAAATGAAGAATTGGTGACTTTAGAAGAGCCAATTCGTATGGGAGACCAGATGATTACCCAAGTCACCATCCGTAAACCAGGTGTAAAAGCATTAAGTGGTACCAGTCTTCAGGCTATTTACCAGCATGACGTTGATGCACTTTGTAAAGTACTTCCACGTGTTACGTCACCAGCACTGACACCTCAGCAGATCTACCAAATGGACCCTGTAGATTTTGCCAATTTAGGAGGGCATTTGGTCACTTTTTTGTACCCGAAAGCCTTACAGAAGGAAATCAAGGCTCAGACAGCTTAGAGCTAGTCGATGACGTAGATGAGGCAATAGCTAATATTGCCGTCATTTTCCATTGGCCGCCAAGTACTTACGATGACATGGATATTGTTGAATTGAGCAAATGGCATCGTAGAGCACTCAAAAGAAATCAAACTACCTAATCAGAGTCCACCAATGTCGAACTTAAAATTAGAAGTCCTTTTTAATGCGGTAGATAAACTATCAGGACCCATCAAAACGATTGTTGGTGGCTCTAAAACTTTGTCTGATGCCTTTAAAAAGACATCATCTGAACTGAAGGCACTAGAAGCCCAACAACGCAAAATTTCAGGCTTCAGGCAGCTTAAAGAACAATCTGAAAAAACTGCTCAGGCCATTGAACAGAATAAGGAAACTCTTAAACAGCTCAAAACGGCCATGAATATTGGTGCCCCTACTGAGCAGATGGTTAAGGATCTCGCACGCGCTGAAGCTGCACAAAAACGCCTGAAAGCAGCTCAAAAAAACCAAGGTACTGAAATGACGGCTTTAGTCCGTGAACTTAATCAGGCTGGTATCAGTGTTGACAACCTGGCTGATGATGAATCTGAGCTGAAGAATAAAATCCATCTCACCACAATGGAAATTAACAAACAAAAGGAATCTTTAGAACGTCACCAGAAAGCCCAGAAGCAATATGAACAAATGCAAGGCCGAATGGCCAAGGCTTCAGATCTGGCCAAGAAGGGACTAATGGTTGCTGGTGCTGGAGCAGCTGCAATGGCTATTCCGGTACACCTAGCAATTGACTATGAATCTGCAATGGCTGATGTGAAAAAGGTCGTCAATTTTGAAACCCCTCAACAGTTCAAAATCATGGGTGATGACATTATCCGGTTATCGACCAAACTCCCTATGGCTGCCAAGGATATTGCAGCTATTGTTGCAGCCGGTGGCCAATCTGGAATTGCAAAAAATGAACTACTTGGATTTGCAGAATCTGCAGTAAAAATGGGCGTTGCTTTTGACATTTCTGCTCAAGAGTCAGGTCAAGCTATGGCAGAAATGCGTACAGCTTTTAAAATGTCCCAAACAGAAGTCGTCTCACTTGCTGACAAAATTAATTACCTGGGCAATAACACTCCGGCTGCAGCAAAAGGCATCATGGATATTGTTCAACGTATTGGGCCTCTCGGTGAAGTTGGTGGTTTTGCTTCT